TGGATATACACCAACAAAAGAATACTATAAACATCTTGACACTCAACCAGATGGAACAACTAAAATAGTTCCAGGAAAAACTTATTATGTTTCTTCTGGAGCAACAATAAAATACCCAACTTCAGGATCTACTATATCTGGTCCGGATTTCTTCATAGGTGTTCCAGGAGAGGAGGAGTACGAATTACTAGTTTCTTCTTCGACTGCAGAATCTAATGTTTTTCCTACCCTATCATCTAGAGGTAATGAAACAGGAAGTATAACAACAGCTAATTTTGATTATTCATTCTATCCAGATCTTGATTCTTTCCCTGGATTTTACGGAGTTCAATCATTACAATTTATAAATGATCTAATAGGATTAGATACTAAATATAAGCAATTAAATTTTGGTAAGTTAGAATCTGAATACGATTATACACAAGATAACTATAATCCTGACTATGCTATAAATAGTAGAGTTAGCCCATATATTACTAAATGGGTTTACAGAGGAGGAACTGATGTTAGAGGAAACGGATATAGACTAAATAATAATTTAGCATTTAATCCTCTTAATTTTTCTCCCAGCTTTTTTAGAAGAACACAAGACCCTCAATATTTTACACATGAGTGGTACCATTTACAAAAACCACCATATTCATTACCTGAGGATCCTTTGCATATAGATAAAAGCTACCTATCAGGTGAACTTAATGAGTCTTTATTATTAAATTCTAATCCAGCTGTAAGAGATTATTTTATGGATTATTTCTCCATAGAGGGAGAGGATTTATCAAATTATTATCCAACTAGTAATACAATAGAGGATATAGATCTTACTGAAAGATATTCATTGTTTGATTTTAATACGAGTAGTGGATATTCTGAATCCCTATATAGAGGAGCAAAAGTTAGAATCAAAAGAACATTTACTGATTATGCTCAAGGTGAATCAATAAAGTATATAGAAGACGATAGGTTCTACGATAATTATAAATTCTCTTGTGTAATAGTACCAATAAAAAATATAATTGATGAAATACAACCTCCTGTAAAAATAAAGGTTGTCGAGAATAGGACATTTAAAAATATAACTTTTATAATAGAAGTTTTAATAGATGACGCAAGAGTTCTTGATTTTGAAGATATAAGTCCTTCTAGACAATATTTAGATCTAGATTACTTCTTATTATATTCTTTAAGAGATAAATTAGACAGCCAATATTTTTCTGCTCCTGTATCATCATATCTTCCTGGAGGATTAATAGAACTTCCAATAGTAGGAGATATAAAATTATCTTCCGCTTTAAATATATCATCAAATCCTAATGCTCAGGGATTATTTTCTTCAGTTAATCCAGGTACATTTGGAAATGAGGGAGAGATTTATATTATACCTAATCCTGAATATGATACAGATTTAAGAGACGAAGTAAACTTTACTTATCTGCCTTCTACTCAGCCGAATCCTATTTTAGGTCCAAATACAACTAGTCCCGGATCTTTCTATGGGATTGCTGGACCTGCTCCTTATAGTGGGTATGTTTTACCTTTTCCTACTGGAGTAGGAGAGGAGGTTGTTAACTTTACAGCAATAGCTCCTGGATATGAATTTGATTTTACTGATATAGGAATACCAGGACCTGTTAATATACCAACTATAGCAAACTACACAACTATATCTAATATCCCAATTTATCAAAGAAGCGGAGGTATAGGATATTGGGGAAATATACTAGAAAAAATATCTTTTGCAAATATTTCATTATGGATAAATACTGGTTATCCTTATATAGAATATACTACTTATGAATGGGACTCTGTAAATAAAACTAATAAGGTATTAAATAACCAGTTTGTTTTAGAGTTCTTAAAGCCTTCCGTTATAGAGCAGGACAATATATTATTCCCGGTGGAGATAACAGACAAGCCACAAGAGCTTACAGTATTTAACGTTGGATATAATATAGATGAGCTAGACGGAGATACTGAAATGTATAGATATAGCGGAGAATACGTTCCTAGCTTTAGAGAGATATTAAAATTTGAAAACGTAAAATATGATGCTCCTTTTTGGACTATGCCCGAATCTTTAATATTCTATGTTAAAATAGTAGATAAATCGGAAGATAATTCTACATATGACCTAGGATCAACATCGTGTATAGAAATCAACGGAATTTCACAAGGTGAAATAAATCTCGTTAAAGGAGTAACTTATTATTTTGATCTTAGCGATTCTAGTAATTCTGGATATCAATTATATTTTTCTGAGTCTAATATAGGTAATAATATAACAGGCGATTCTATAAATCAGGGATATACTTTAGTTGGAACTCCAGGGAATATCGGATCCTATATAGTTATGGAAGTTCCTTACGATTTTTCTAGTTCTGTATTTTACGTTTGCGAGGGAGGAAAATACATGGGTGGAGATATCAATGTGATAGATCCTATAGAATATTCATATTGTTCTTTTGGTCCATATAGGGATAATTTTGGAGTATCTAAAAACGTAAACTATTATAAATATTCACCTCAATGGATTTTTAGAATAGGCCAGAATTCTCCATATAATCCTGTATACACATTAATAGGTGAAACCCCTGTTGATAAAAGAAACCTATCAATTTTTGAAAGTTCTTGGGATGCTGGATTTTATAGAGAATATACAGGTCCTACTGGATATAACAGCCTTCCTGGTACTAAGGTGATGAAAGAACAGAAAGCATTTTTCGGTAGTAAATTTATGCAGACACCTGATTCGGTAAATTCACAAAAGCAACTAATATATGGTCAATCTATAAAAGGAGTTCTTGATGTTAATTATAATAACTATCCCAATTATGAAATATTGTGGGAAAACACACCTACAGAACTAAGAGGGGTTTTATTAGTAGATAGAATGCTAACTAGATATTTCTTAGAGAATGGAGGTAAAAGAACTTTTGATCAATTTATATTACCTGAATTTGGATTTGGAACTTCTACAGACCTAGATGATGACTTTAAAGAATATATGAATCAAAATATTATTCCTATATTCCAGTCTAAAAATAATGGAGGATATCTGAAAAAGATTCCAATTTCTGCTTCACAGACTCTTACTCCTGTCATAGGAGACCTTGCAGACTATCAGAAGCTTATAAATGGATACTTCAGATCTTCTGAGATTAGATATACTAAAATTAATGAATTAAGATATGAGTTTAGAGTTCCGAAGGACCCTTCTTTTAATTATTCCGTATGTTTCTCTATAGAGATAGGAAAAATTTAATAGAGGGATGAATTTTTGATATATAATACAACTATAATAAGAGATGCCACAGATTAACATATTAAATATTTTACAGGGAGATAATCAATCCACTATAGTTGATAAACTCAATTATAATTTTGATCAGATCCTTAGTGCAGGAGGAGGTCCTCAAGGATCTCAAGGATTAATAGGACCAACTGGACCGATAGGACCTCAAGGACCTCAAGGAGTTCAAGGAGCTCAGGGACCTTCTGGTACTAAATGGTTTGTTCAAGATGCTCAGCCTGCATCAGGAGGAATAACAGGATCTAACCCATGGACATATCCAACTTTGGGAGACTATTGGCTTGATCCAGATTCTGCAAATCAGGATGTTTATGTATTTACTGCTACTGGATGGGTTAATACAGGATATGGATTAGCCGCTGGTGAATTATTTCAGAAGGTCACTCCTATTAATGTTATAGGTAGTGCTACAGGACAAGCAATATTATTTGCTGGTACTACTGCATCAGATAAAACTCTTGTTCTTTCAGATTCTAGCATAAGCGGATATACTCCAGGAGGAACTGCAATAGATAATTTAAACTTTGAAAATTCCAAATTAAAAATTGCAACTAAGGATGATAGAACAAAACTTATAAGTTTTGGTAGATCAACTTATGATATTACCCCTGGTGGATCCGGAGGATTAAGTAGCAACTACAATCCATATTTTTCTTGGGATTTATCGGTTAACCCTTCAGGTAGTACTGGAGTAGGAGTTGGATTCTATGGTATTAATTTTACAAATCCTAAGGGATCTATAGGTATTATTTCTAATGGTGCTGCAGCAGAATCCGGAATTAATATGCTAAGCACTAGTGAAATTACAGCACAGTCAACTTCGGATAATATTGTTCTTAAAACATCATCTATAAATAAAGGTACTTTTATAGATGCCAGCAGTAACGGCGGATTTTTAGAATTGTCTAATAATACATCAACTCCTGGTAACCAAGCATTTGCTCCTCTTTTTGCAAATTCTACTGGATTAGGATTAGGATTAGGAACTGGACAATTTAAACAAACAGGAAACGATTCCAGAAGACTTGCAGTTAGTGGTAATATAAGTGTCGGAAAAACACTATCGTCACATTCAACTGATATGTTTATAGGAAATGCGACAGCATCTAATTATAATAAAGGAGCTTTATTTGTTGAAGGACAAGGAGGATTTGGATATCCTAATCCTACTGGAGATCTATATGGATTTCAATCCACTGGATCAAATGAAAGTGTTAATGCTTTTCCTACATTGTGGGTAACTTCTTCTGAATATGGACCAGCATTGCAAATTAAAACTAGAGCTGTTACTGGTGCACCTTTAGGGAAAGGATTCAGTAAAACAACAATAGGTGATGGTCTATTTAACTGGTCATTCGAAGGTGGAACTATTCCTTCTAGATCTTCGGGATTATTTTCTGATATAAGTCAATCGGTTCAGCTTTCTACAGGAACCGGAGCTTTTTTACCTACTTCTTCAGCTATAAGCAACCAGCATAGAATATTTACTTCAGGAGTAACAGGAGCAGAGCAAACAGTATTTGCTATATCAACTTATTTTACCGGTGCAACATCAGAGTATACAACAACAGGAGCAGCAGGAAGAAGCGTAATACAAACTAGAAACTCTAATAAATTATTAGAGATAATGTCTAATGGTACTGGAGGTACTAATAAAGTAAATATAGGTGCTAAAGATAATGCTTATATAACTGCATGGGGTCCATCCGGATCATCACCTACAGGAGGAATTTCTGTCGGAGTTAGTGCATCTAGCTATCAGCCTACCACCGGAGCACTTACAGGATCTACTTTTGCTTTTGGTGCTCATTCCTCAGTAACTGGTGCATCTTCGGTAAGAAATCTTTCTAATCATAGTTTACTAGTAACTGGATCACAAACAATAGGAGGAACTAATGCCTTATCTATGTTTAATGTAGGGGGGCAGAATCTTTCACAATCTATTGGAGGAAATAGCTTACTGAAGATTAATAGAAATTTATATACAGCAACACGAAGCACGCCTGGAATTAAAGGATCTCCCCCATCAATATTTGCAACTGGAGATTATCCAGGTAATTATCCAAATGGATTAGAGATAACATCTATTAAATCTCCTTATGTTACGGCTTCAGTAAAAAATAAATCTGTTGCTATAGCTGTAGGTGCTACTGATTCTATATCTAATGGTCTTCTTACCTTACCATTAATTACAAATGGCGATGGGTTTTTTGTTAGTGATACAGGAAATAACGTAGCTATAGGTAAAACAATAGATGATAATGCAGCACTATCTATACAAAATGCAATGGCTGGTAGTGCAATTGATGCTTATGGCGATGTTAATCAATACGGAACTAGTACAACAACTCCTGATATAACATTTAGCTCTGGAAGAATAGATAACCCAACAAAAAGTTTACATAGGGATACTACTACTGATCCACCAGGTGGCGTAATTTATACAAGTCCCACCAATGATGTAGTTGCATCTGGACAATTCAGTTATAATTCAAACGGTCCAGTGAGTGGTACTTGGATTAAAGTTGGAGCTGTAGTACATGTATCTGGGGTATGGAATTCATCAGCTAGTGATCAGTTCTATATACCTGTACAACCAGCAGGAGGATATTCTATATCTAATCTAATAGGTGTAGCATATGGTGATGATGGAAACAGGAGAGCATATGGTGTAATACAAGCAGGATCTAATTCTAGAATATACAATGACGGAAATGCTATACCAGTAGGAGTTGCTCACCAGTATTATTTTACATACCAGTTTGTTTTAGTATAAATATCATTATGTATAAAGATTGGTTCATACAGAAATATTCGGATATACATGATGATCTGAATAAGTTAGAAAGAGAGATAGAGGATCACTTAAAAAATAAAAAGGATCTATTAGAAAATGATCAAAAATTGGAAGACCTAAAAAGAAAAACAATTGAGACGATAGATCTACTAAATAAAACAAGAGAAGATGAAAGAAGAATCTTTAATTACTAAAATTATTAAAAGAAAGGACCTAGTTCTTTTAGGAGGGATAGCTATATTGTTATTACTTCTATTTAGGCAATGTGACAGCAATTCAGATCTTAAATCTAAGTTAGATATACAGAATGCTAATTTAGCTGCGCTAAATGACTCCGTACGTGTACAAAAAAATAAAGCAGGAGAAGCAACCTATGTTAAAAAAACACTATTAGCGGATAAGAATTCTTTGGAAAAATTGAATAAGGATTTAAAAGAGGAATTAGATAAGCAGAAAGGTAAAGTTATTGTAATAGAGAAGGTTGTAACAGAGACTAAGGTTGATACACATTATGTGAATAATTATTTAACTTCTTATGGAAACAATAAATTTAGTTTAGATTGGAAATATGATTCTACATTCTCTGTAAATAATTATAGAAAATTTTCAGGCAAAAGCTTCTTTATTATAGACACGATAAACAATAAAGTACTTCCAGGAAATACTAGAATAGATCAGGACGAAATGGGATTCTCTTTTGTTACGGGTCTTAGAGAAAAGGATAAAGCTTTAGAGATATTTGTAACTCCTAGATATCCAGGAATGAAAATTACAGATATAGAAGGAGCGGTAATAGATCCTGCTAAATCAGATGTTCTTAAGAAAATGTTTCCTAATAAGAAGTTTTCAGTTGGCCCATATGTTGGAGTAGGTATAGGATCAGGATACGGATTAAATGGACAGCCAGTTACTGGAGCTTTCTTTAATATTGGTGTGGGTATTCAATATTCTATCATTAAATTTTAATTGATATATAAATCATGGCTTACACATCCACACAAAGATTCATAAAGCTCGGTAGCTATTTATTGATGGAGTATAATTACACTACTGCTCCTACACCAGAAATTTATTATGTAAATACCGGGGTACCTGCGGTTGGATATGAAAAAATAGTTAATGGTTATTTTAATGATGCAGTTCAGATACTTAATAAACCAGCATCCGAATCAATAACGGGTAACGTTAGAGATCTTAGCGTCGTTCAGACTGATAAGAATAGATTTGTAACATTAGATAATGATTATTTAGTACCTTATCTAGATACTGATCCTAATCTCACATCAGTCAATAATTTACCTGTAGTATTTCCTTCTAATATTGGAGTCTATTATGACTCTGTAAAATTTCATATAGTATCAGGATATAATTTCGATAATATAGATGGTATAATATTACAAGGGCAATTCCAGGAAAGGACTGGTAAAAAAGCCACAATATTCCAAAGAATTATAACTAGAGGCGATACAACATCCACAGTTCTTAATCCGAATCCTATTTATTTAGGTGGAGCACTTTATGATCACTATATTGAAATAAAGATTCCTGCCTATTCTAATATGGTTTATGAATTTGATATATTAGCTAACACCCCTGCTCAAGCCAGTACTTTAGCTGCTAAAATATCATCAGATGGTAATGGATTTCTTAGAGATGCTCCTATCAATTTTACACTTTATGAAATAAGTGATACTGCTCTTAAGAATGGGTATGAAAATTATATAGCTCAAATAAGAAACCAGGTTTCTATATTTCCTAAGGATAATTTTTCATCATTGGCTGCAGTTATTCAGGAAAATTCATTTTACAATTACCTAGAATTTTATCCTACGTGGGAAGGTAATTTTTTAGAGGACTTTCTAAATGCAGAGGGTAAGGTTGGTAATGTTTACTATGTAATAAACGAAATAGAAGTAAAAGAGCAAGTAGGATTAAACTATATTACAACTTATAATTTTTCAAATACACAAACACAGGATTTTAATGCACCTAATATATTTAGACCTATATTAATAAATCCTTTAACAACTTCATTTGTTGTTAACTACACTATGAGATTAGTTAATAAAGGTAACCAAAATCAAATAATAAGAAGATCTTCTTTTAGCTCTTTAGATGTAAATAAATACGGAAGGGAGAACAATATAATATCTTTAACAACTGGGGCTTATTCTCAGAAGGTATATAATAAGGTGGTACAAGCTCCTAATGTAATTTCTGGAGGGGTAATGCCTAATCCTGCAGCTCCTATCGAGAAAAGAATACCTGTTTTTTATAAAGATAATAATATCTCTATAACAAAAGAAACTTTAGTGATTGATAAGAATGGTAATCTAATTTCTGAAACTTCAGTAGCTGATTCAACCCAGATATTTGGTCAAGGAAAGGCAAAGGTTGTTCTGGACCCTTTCGATAATTTTTATAAATTCACAGTATATAATTATAGAGAAGGAACTTCACCAGAAATATTGGATTTAGGTACATCACTTACTTATTATATGGTTTTTTTAAATGCAGCGGGACAAAGTGTGAAGGTTGAAAACATAAAAAACAAAACAACTGTTTCTAATCCAACATCAGGTCAAATAGCATTTAAAGTAGTGGAAAGTAATTCTAAAAAAGTATTAGGGTTTACCTCTAGGGATTTTTATATAGTTTCAAAAACTCCTGATGGAGTGGAGACTAAAATGTATTCAGGATCTTGGGAAACTCAATCTGAATTTACAACAAGGACTTCTGTTGTATCAAGTACTTCTGTTACATCTACTTCAGAAGTAACAGGATCTCAGGTGAGAACTACAGAAGTTGCTTCTACTGGATCTACAGGAACAAATAGTAATACTATCAAGGGAGACCAAATAATTTCTAAGGTTCCTCTTACTAAGGTAATTAAGAAAATAAAACCTTATTCTTTAGGGAGTAGTTCTATATTAAGCTTTAAACCAGCATCACTAATTAATGCTACTGGTGGAATAGCAAGTAATAAATCTAACATAAAATCTGTTCCCCTACAAAGTAGCAATCAGGTAAATAATATAAATATAGACTCATTAGCTGATTCTATATCAGGAAGAGAAGCACAGGGACTTGATGTACAGAAAGTAGTTAATTATTACTTTACACCTGGTGCACCTGGAGCTAACTTGTTTAAAGGTATTAATGCTTCTCAATTCTTAATTGCTGCTTTACAAATACATCCTAAATTAGAAAATGGAGCTTTTGATAAAAAATATATAAGCTATTGTAATGCTCTAGGATTCCCTGTAACTGATAACCCAGGTGAAGTTAAAGGAAATAAAAAATAATACATTAGATGATATTAAACGCAAGGCAAAACGGGTTTATATTTACGTTTCCTAAGGGTTTTATTTTACCCGAAGTGGTTGAAAAATACGAAAAGTATATAAACAGGATGCCCATTCCTTATGATACTGTTGATACATTCATAAATTCAACTATACAGCAGGTAAATTTTCCAACTTTAAGAACTATAGATACTGTAGAGCAGATAAGACCTGGAGGATTTAAACAAAGCTATAAAAGTGCTACAACCCTACAAAATTTAATACAAAGGGATTTCACTGTTACTTTTAAACTTGGTGAAGGATTTATAAACTATTGGGTACTTTATGAAAATATAATAAAGTTCCTTGACTTCCAAAACCCTGAGGTATATCTTCCAGATTTTAGATTATTACTTTTAGATAATGATGGTGTTGTTATGGCTAGTGTTCTTTTACAACAGCCGATATATACTTCACTGTCGGAAATACAGCTAAATTATTCTAGCACAACACCACAGTTTACTACCTTTAGTATAGGTTTTAAATGTAATTATGTCAATGTTAAACTCGAAATTGGATAGGATAATTGGTATAGACTTCTCTTTAAATTCACCAGGATTTTGTATATTAGAAAAAGATAAATGTAGATGGATTAGCCTACATAGAACAAAAAATATCATAGATAAAATGTTTAAAAAGGATGGATCTCCTTTTAAGATATTAAATGATAATTCTAATGTCGATATAAACATCATTGAGAAAAAAGAATTTAAAGGAGAGTATCATATCATAGAAAGAGACAAGATAGTTAATGCTGTTTATTTTTCTGAGGTGGTACTAGATCTTTTGAAACCGTACATAAATGAAAATACTATAGTTGGTATGGAAGGATTATCTTTTGGATCATCTGGAAATTCTCTTATTGATATTTCTATGACTACTGCTTTAGTAAGATCATCTATAGTTAAAATAATAGATCCTAATAATTTCTTTGTGCTATCTCCAACTACTATTAAGAAATATGCTTTAAAGGGAAATTCTAAGAAGGACGAACTATATAATACATTGATAGAGAAAAGAATAGAAGATAATAGGCTTAAACCATTTTTGGAAGTATTAAAAGAATATAAGGATTCATGGATAAAGGGCACAAACAAAGTTGAAGGACCTTGTTCTGATTTAGTAGATGCAACATGGATATCATTATTTGTTGAGGAGAATTTAGAGAAACTTTTATCTGGAAAGAAGGTATAAGTATTAAATAATAAGTAATAATTTAAATAATTTAAGAATCATGGAAGAAAATTTTGACATTTTTAATCTGGACAATGAAGCATTTGTTAAACAAGAAGTAAAAAAAGACGAGGATGAGTTTATCTATAAACCTTATCCTGAATTAGGAAAAGATGGTGTTTATAAATCTTTAGTTAGATTCCTACCAAACATCACCAATCCAAAAAAATCAAAAGTTCACCAATATTATGTTTGGTTGAAAGATCCAGTAGACGGAGCAAATCACAAAGCAATTTGTCCATCAACTGTAGGAAAAAAATCAATCCTTAAGGATCTATACTGGAAACTTAAAAATTCTCCTTCTGCTAAAGATCAGGAAATTTCTAAAGCATTCTCAAGAAAAGAAGATTTTTATTCTTTAATTCAAGTTGTTAAAGATGCAAATCGTCCAGACTTGGAAGGAAAAATTATGATCTTTAAATTCGGAAGAAAAGTTAATGATCTTATCGAACAACAGATCAAACCAGAATTCGGAAATCCTTCAAATCCTTATGACTTATTCGAAGGTAAAAACTTCGGTATTCAAGTAAGAAAAGTTGGGGAATGGAACAACTACGACCTTTGTCAATTTGTCGGAGATAAAATGGCAATAATTGTAGATGGATCAGCAGTAGAGAAAACTGAAGAAGGTAGAGAAATCGTAACTAAATATTTAAAAACTGGTCCATTAGATCTAGATAAATACGACTATAATGATTGGTCAGATGCTGAATCTGAAAAGATCATGAGAATTATTAGAAACACTATTCCTGACGGAAGAATGGTTTCCGAGATTATCGGATCTAGTGCAGATTCTAAAACTTCATCTGCTTCTACATCAGTGGACGATTTTTACGAACAGGCTAATTCGAGAACAGCTACATCTAGTGAAGATTCCGAAGATGAAGCACCAGCAAAACCGGCTAAAACACCAACTAAAAAATCTGCACCGTCTCTTGACGATCTTTATAACGATCTATAATAAAATAATAATGGATTGTTATGGAATCGAAGACTATAAGTGGGCTATCAGTAGATAGAGTAAAGGGAATAGTATCTTCCGCTCTACTTAAGTTTTTTGGAAATGATTCACAGAGATTAAAAGTTTACCAAGGGGGCAACAGACTAAACTTCTGTTGCCCTTACTGTGGTGATTCCAAGGATGCTAAGAAGAAAAGAGGCAATTTATACCTAGATACCCTAACATATAAATGTTATAATGGAGGCTGTGGGGTTTTTAAAAATCTAAATCAATTTACTAGAGATTTTGAAATACAGTCTATGCTTTCTTCTGATGAAATATCAGAGATAGCGCAGATATCTAGAGATTCCACTATAAGAAAAAAGATAAGAAACTCTTTAGATTATTTCTTTGCTGAAAACTATAAGGATATACTTATAGACAGGGAAGAATTCAAAGAGAGACTAAATCTAATTGAGGTTAAAGGTACTTATGGTGAGAAGTGGATTTTAGAAAGAAATCATATACCGGATTCTAAATTTCTTTGGGATCCTGCAAGAAGGAATCTATATCTCTTAAATCTTTCCGGAGATGAATCTAAAATTCTAGGGATTCAAATAAGGCCGGTGGTTAAGAAAAATGGAGGGAGTAAATATTACACTTACAAGCTAAGTGGAATTTATAAAAATCTATTTAAAGTTACTGACCCAGATACAATCTTAAAAGCAGAAGAGGTAGATCCTATATCTAGTGTATTTGGATTTTCCACTGTGGATTTAGATTCTACAATAACAACTTTTGAAGGACCTATGGATGCTTGGCTTTGTCCGAACTCAATAGCACTTTGTTCTATAAATAATCCATTTCCTTTTGACGTAATGAATAAAAGATGGATGTTAGATGGAGATGATATCGGAAGGCAAAAAGCTAGAGAATTTCTAGAAAAAGGTGAGCAAGTTTTTCTTTGGGGAAGATTCATAAAAGAATGTGAATTACCAGAGAGAGATAAATGGGATTTAAACGATGTTGTTAATTACGTAAGATCCACAGGTAAAAAGATAAAGAGGCTGGATAACTTCTTTTCTGCAGACAAATGGGATATTATAGATATATGAAAAAGAAGAACGATAACAAGATAAAATTTCCTATTGACATCAAGGGGGATATAGAACTACCAGAATTTGATGTTTCTGAAAACTTTTCTATTCCTGTTGTAAAAAGTAAGATAAGTTCAGAAGTAGAAGAGGTACCAAAAAATAAAAAGAATAAATGTCAGAGCAACAGCCTAATGTAGAAAAAAAAGATTTCGCCAGAGATTTTCAAACTGAAAGAGAAGGATGGACTGAAAAAATCCGTGTGCTTTCAGTTAGGATGAAAAATATACAAGAGTTGGCAGAGGTTCAAGTTGAGTTATATTCTAGTAGACAGGTTTTATTAGAAATGTATTCTAAGCTAGGACAAGTTATGGTAAAGCTTAACTCTAAGTATAGAAGAGACAAGGCTGAAAGACTTAGATATTATTCTGAGTCTGTCCAGGTTAAATACGGGGCAAACGAAAAAACCCCTTTAATAGAGGGAGACCTTTCTGAGCTTAAAGAAAGAATGGATCTTGTTGATGGACAGATCTCTTTCTTTAATGAAACAATGAAAACGGTGGATCACATGTTATATGGTGTGAAGTCAAGGATAGCACTAGAAGAATATCTAAGATCTGGAGCTGTTAGAAATAATTATTGATAATGTTAACATTTATAGTAAGTGATGATAATAATTGGTTAAGTTTAGTAGATTATTCTGAGGATTTTGAGAGAAAGCAAATTGAAATATCTCTAACTAAGAAAATACATAACCATTTTTTCCACCCATTAGTAAAGAAAAAACATTGGGATGGATCTATATGTTTTGTAGATAAGAAATTACCTATATGGAGAATTCCAATAGGTCTTTGGTCTGAAGTTTATCAGATATGTGAGAAATATAAGATAGAGGTAAAAATAGATGGATTAAATAAAATAATAGATTCCGAGTTTACACTTGAATCTTTTACTGAATGGTGTAATAATTTCTTTAAAGGTGGTGTTGGAGGAGATCCTGAAAAAATGCCAAGAGATTATCAAATAGAAACTGCTTGGAAGATAATAAAATTTAAACTTTCTGTATCTGAAGTAGCTACCAGTTCAGGTAAAACACTTATTGCTTTTATAGTTATGGCTTATCTAAAGGAGGTGATGAAAGTTAAGAAATTCTTAATGATAGTACCTAATACTAATTTAGTTATTCAAGGTTCTGAAGATTTTGAAGAATATGGATTAGAAAAATTAGATGACTGTGTGATTCAGCAGATACATGGTGCTAATAAGAAAAAGATATCAGGTGGATTAATGATAGGAACTTATCAATCACTTGTAAAGATGGAACAGGATTTTTTTGATGATGTTGAAGCAGTTTTTGTTGACGAGTGTCACCAGGCTCAAAGTGCATCAATAAAGAAAGTTGTTGCTTTATGTAGAGATTCAAAATGGAGATTTGGTTTGTCTGGGACATTAGCAAATAAGAACACCGCAGAGTATCTAACAATACAGCAATTTCTTGGACCCCTTATAATGGAGATCTCTCCTAAATTTTTATTTGATAACAAATATGCTACTCCTGTTTCTATTAAGATAGTAAAAATGGATTGGATGGATCCGGAGGTAAAAGAAAAATTATCTTCTCTTAAAGAAAACAAGACTGAGATGGAGGGTAACGAGATATTTAACTTGGAAAGAAAATTAGTAGTGGGATCTGATAAAAGACTTAACTATATAATAGATTTCGTTCTTAAAACATCTAAGAATTCACTTATACTCTTTCAATCTGTTGGTGATGGATACGGAAAGAGAATATATGACGGAATAAGAGAAAGAAGTAACGATAGGGAAGTTTATTATATAGACGGAGATACAGATCCTGACAAAAGGGATATCTTTACAAAAAGAATGGAGGAGGGAATAAATAAAGTAATGGTTGCTTCTTTCGGAACTATGTCAACCGGTATTTCTGTTAAAAATATCCATAATATATTTCTTACGGAGTCTTATAAATCTGAGGTTCTTATCAAACAAAGTCTAGGAAGGGGTATGAGATTGTTTGAGGGTAAAGAGAAAGTTAATATAATAGATTTCGTTGACGATTTTTCTTGGGGAGGTAAAGAAAACTATTTAATGAAGCATTCTAAAGAAAGAATAGAGATCTATAAAAAAGAGCATTTCGATTATAAGATATACAATGTCAAAATTTAGAAAAAAGGATATATAGAATAGAAATAAATAATCTTGATGAATAGGATTAAAAACTTTAAGGAATTTTCATCCATTAACGAAGCGGAAGATGAGAGTCTTTTTTTCAGAAGACATTTAGGAAACAATGCTTCCAGTTATGATGATAGAGCTAAAAACCATTATGAATTGGGGGATAATCCAACTGTATTGGCTAAGACTAGAAACTTTTTCCAAAAAATGGAAGATAGAATAAACAGAGCAGCAGAGATAGGTAAGGCAAAGGTAAGACAAAACAGAGCTACTAGAACTCACGGAGGACCTGATACTGGTGTAGAGATCCTTTTTGGAGCTCTTTCTGTTGTACCTAACGTTTTAAAAAGAGTATTTGCTCCAACTAAATATGAGTTTAGTAAAAAAGCGCCATCGGAAGAAACTGTTGATATTGAATTTATGAGACACACAAATGAGGATTTTGCTAATAATGAGCTTCCTAATATAAAAACTGAAGATCAATTAGCAGATCATGTTGGAGATCTTTATAATAGAGGTGAGGTAAGAATGGGAGAAGTCCCTGTGTTAGATGATATTGTTAGAAATAGAGTTAACATATATTATCAAAACCAAGCAAATCCTAATAATCCTATATTACAACCAAATAATTAATAAAAAAATGAAAAAATTCTCTTTAATAGTAGAAAAAAAGAAACAAGAGTTAAAAGAAAACCAAACGGTAAATGAGAGAAATCTTTATTTAGATTTTTCTAAAAAATACCATAAGAAAAATGGTGTATCTGGACCTTTTGATAAAAAATTCCAAGGTGATAAGAAAGCTCAGCAAAAATACATGGACGGACTTTCTAAAGCTTGGGAAGATCACAAGAAAAAAAATGGTATAAAGCCAAAGTCTAGCAGCTCTAAATTTGATTTCGCTAAGAAAAAAATGAACGAATCAAAGGCGGTAGAAATGGCTAAAAACATGATTGGTGATGGTGGAGATCCTAATTATCATTTCGTTACTATGTGTGATGACTATTACTTTGAAAAAGGAGAGGATATGGTAAGATATAGTAAGGATATGGAATCTTCCCCTCTAAAAATTAAAACAACACCAGATTTCGGAGCTTATACTTTCGGACCATTTGCAAATATTGAGGAATCAAAAATGTTTGCTGCAAGTATAGAATTGGACGAGATAAACGGGCCAAGAATGATAACTATCGAGGACAGAAAAAATGGTGAAGTTTATTCTAAATTCTTAACTTGTAAAATGCAACCAGTATGGAATGAGATCGAAGAGGAAGAAGAACATCACTCAGAGGAGGAAGATGAAGAGGATGAAGATCCTAATTCTGAATACACATACGGAGAAGAGACTGAGGATGATTATGATAACTCAGAACATGACGAGGATGATGACGAAGAGGATGACGAAGAAGGAGGAGAGTATTATGCTAATTTCGGCCCTGAAGATCAAGAGGGTGCAGGTATAAATACAGAAGAAGACGAAGAAGACGAAGAAGACGACGAGGAATAATAAACATGTTAAATCCGATACAAAACCAAGCTCTTTATCCTGTGCTTCAACACTATACTGGATGTAAGATATCTTCTATATCCCCTGATGGTGATGTGTTAACATTCAGGACTTTTATGGGGGATCTTGGTATAGTTAGTGAGGATATGGAGGGTAACTGGAATATAACTATAGGAGAAGAGGAGATTTACAAAATTGAGAGGGATATATTCAATGTATTAATAAAGCCCAATAGTAAATCATCATTGGAAGATTATATAGAGATATTAAACGAGTTAACTAATAGCCCGGAGGTTAGCTATAGATCTAAAATTTTGGTTTCTAATATACTTATATTTTTACAAGAATATATATTAAACTCTGATTTCCTACCTAAGAAAAATATAAAAGTTGGTATATTTTCAGTTTCAAATCTAAAGGGTAAAAAATTCATTAACTGTTTAAACTAATGGCAGGTATAAAATACTTATCGGACATATACGAAAAAAAAGGAAAATCTTTTATTGAGAGCCTTTTTAATAAGGACGTAACCGTAACGGAGAATCTTGATGGTTCTTCATTCTCTTTTGAAAGAGATTTTACTGGAGACAACATATCTTTTTACAAAAAAGATCAGGATAATCCTATAACTAGAGTTGATAGGATATTAATGAAATATTACGAGAAGCCTATAAATTATATAGAGGCACTTCCTGATGAAATAAAAAGCCAAATACCTAAAGGATGGAGATTCGGTATGGCTTATTTTCCTTCAACAAAACCGGTAAGAATAGAATATGATAGAATACCAAAAAATCATTTGATATTAACTCATATAATATCAAGAGATGAATTTGGTGACGTTATTAAAAATATACAGGATAAGGAAGAGCTTGATGAATGGGCAGATAAACTAGGAGTTGAAAGATCTCCTGTAATATTCCAGGGAAAATTAAATAGAGATCAGAAAATATCAATAATGGATTTCTTATCCACTCCATTGATGGATCTTAAAAGCAAATTTAAAACCGAGAGTTTTACTAAATATATAGTTTCTATTTTAAACAGAAATCTAGAAAAAACAACTCTGGGAAATGATTTAAGAGGAAGCATAGATTCTTTAGTTTTTAGATTTGAATCTGATGACGAGGAAGAGGTGGTTCTAGCAAAAATGGTAGACCCTATATTTTACGAAATAAATAGGGAAAGAAAAGTAACCAAGTCTTCATATTTTCCTAGTGATGTTTATTCTCTATGTTTAATAGACGTTATGAATATGATACTGGAGGATGGGATAGAAAGCTTTTCTTCAGAGGGAGAAGATCCAGAGGAGAGGTATATAAATTTCGTTTTTTCAGTATTTAAGAAATTCATATACGAAGACGGGGAAAAATATGTTGGTGCAGATTTCGAGAAACCTGAATATTTAAAATCTGAGGGATTTGAAATAAACAAAGATATAATTAATGATTCTGAGGTAATAAAATATCTGGAAGATGATGAGATTTATATTGATATACTTCAAATGATATTAAACTCATTTAGAAAACTAAAAAGAAAACCACACGGATTTTTTACTGAAGGACTTATAGAGCAGTTCAATATGCTCGTTGAGGATATAGCTTCTCATATAAATGCAAAGAGAAAAGAAATAGTTGAAGAATCTTTAGG